ACAAGCATCTCAAACTGCTGCTAAGAATAAAGCTCAAGAAAGTAGGGATGCTTCAAGATCGTCTGGAAGAAACTCCCCAATATCTACAGCTAATCCAAGCCCTACTCCTAGCCCTGTCATAAATCCTGATAAGACACCAGTCAATAGTGGTGGAGGACCGTCTAATACAGGAGCAACGGTTGTATCTGAAGAATATTTTCAGAATTTAAACCCAGTAATGGATCCAATCCCAGAGCCAATAATGACAATCATGCCAGTTCCTGATGCTATTGTAAAAACTCCAACAAGAAATGTTACAGATATTTCTTCATTAGTTCCACAATATGATGCAAATTATATTACAAAAATACTTTTTGAAAATCTTTCTGCAGTAGAATTATCAATAGTTGAAAGACATGACACAATTGAGGGAATTAATCAAAAATATTCTATTATTTCTAACCTATCTGAAATAAGAAAAAAGTATGAAATTGTAAAACAGCTAAGTATTATGGATAAGTTTAAGCCATTAACAAGCATTTATACTATAAATATTCAAGATAAGATTCCTCAAGAAGACTACTTATCTCTTGAAGATTTGAATACAACTTACCAGTATCTTGATGAAAATAATCAAATTGTTACACGACAAAAAGGGTATTGGTATATTGATACAAATGGAGACCTTGTTATAGAACTCATTAATTTAGAAAAAAACCAACAGGTAGAGGTTTTAATTGACACAAATGGTACAATATATAAGGTGGAATCATGATTACAACAAATGGCAGAAATATCGTAGCTAAATATCTTTTAAACCAAGCACCAGAATTTGCAAGTCATGTTGCAATTGGAGTAGGTGGTAAGGCTTACCCAACATCTTCTTCTGCAACATTTTCTGCAAGTGTACAATCTTTAGAATTTGAAGTAGCAAGAGTTCCAGTTTTATCAAAAGGTCTTTTAAAGGAAGATGGGGTTGAAAAAATTGTTTTTAAAGCAGAACTTCCAATTGAACAAAGATATCAAATTACTGAACTAGGACTGTATCCAGCAGAAATTAATGCAGTCGCAGGAAACTTTGATAGTAGAATTATTTCAACATTTAGCAATTCAGAAACTTGGTCGTATTCAAATAATTTAAATAACTCTGGAACTGTTTTGTATAATGGTCCTCTTAGAATTAGCAAGTTAAATCCTGGAGATATTGAAACTTTAGATCCAAGTACAGAATATGAGCTTGCAGATTTTGTTTTTATAAATAGTAACTCTCCTATTTTTGAATACTCAGATAGAATAAATAGAGGTGAGCCACCAAGATACTCAAATAGATCCATGCTAGTTTCTGGAAGCACATCTGTTGTTAATAATCTTATGTCTCCAAGCTCTGCTTCAATTGACATATCTTCTAGTTCTTCTTACTATGTTGAGAATAATTCTATCAACTTAAATCTTAGTAAAAATCTACCAAGTGACCAAATAAAGTTAGCACTTTCAATTCTTAGCACTGCTAGAGATGGGATTGAATCGCAAGCCCCAGATAATGTATAATTCTGGAGCTTTTCCTCCAAAAGCTTATACAGAAATTTCTTTACAAGATACCGATATAGACTTAATGAGATATCAGGTTGTAACAAAAAACCTATCTGATTTTACTACAACAGAAAATTTTTCATGGTCAGCAATAAATGGCATAAGAATTTATACATGTATTCATGATGATTCTAATGTAAATACTGGAGAGCATTTTGTTTTATATGATGGACTTAGGTTTGAAAACATATCTAGCTATAATCCACTATATTCTTTAGTTGCTGCTGAGTATGTTAAAACATTAGATCAAAATCCAATTTTAAAGAAAGAAAACTCAACAAGTTATGTGGAATATAGGTTTGGCGTAGGAGTTTCCTAATGGCAGAAATAAGAATTCCTGTAGAAAAATTGCCACCACCAGATAAAAATGGAGATCATGCATTTCAATTTAGAATCATATCTGTAGATAAAAACCAATGGTCCGCTTGGTCACAACTTTATGTTATTAAAAGTATTGGACAGTATAGACCGCTTGAGTCAAATGTTACTGCAATAGTTGCTACTGACGAGGTTACTATTACTTGGGATACTCCAACAATTTATAACTATAATTCTGCATCTATTACAAGTGCATCAATTGCACACAATCATTCTCAAAATTTTAAACAACATTCTACAGATGTTTTTGTTCAATGGGGATCTGGATCAGCTATGGGAAATTTTGAATATCACGAAAGAGCAGAAGATGATAGTACAAGTATTTTAATACCAGCTTCATCTGCATCAGTTAGAGTTATTGGAGTTGTAGCATTAAAAGATATTCCTAGAATTTATACATTTGAAGCAGCGTCAGCTTACCAAATAAGGTTAGATGACTATCTAGGAGTTTCTGCATCTACTCAGGGAATTTATGATTTATTTAAAGTTTTTGATACAGAAGTTGTATCCCTGACCTGATATAATTAACTAGGAGAAAAAATGGCAAAAATTGAAACACCAGATAGAGGTCAACCACTTGACATATCATATCTGCTTAGAATAGTTACTGAGATTAATAGGATTTCAGATACAATTGGTAGTGCCTTTTCTAAAATTAAATATAGAGACACTTCTACACCATCTTATGCATCAGCTGCAAATTTAGTATTTTATGCAGAAACTTTAAAAATTGTTGATGGAAACCTTTCTGTACAGTCAAATGCTCCAGCTACTTTTGACTATTCTGGAATGTTTAAGACAACTCCAGTAGTATTATGCTCAGTAACTTCTGTAACTGGCGTATCAAATCTATACCCAGTATTAGACGGAGTAACTCAAAATGGTTGCAATGTAAAGGTTTTTTCTTCCGCAACTAGTGGTGCTTTTAATGCTGATGTATCAATCATAGCAATCGGTGAAAGAATTAGCTCTTAGTAGGTAAAAATGTCACAACCACAGGATAAAATAAATCCTTGTAAAAAAATATTCTTTTTAAATGGAGATTTAGTAAAAGTTTTCCACATTAATAAAAGTAGTAATATAGTTAACTTTTTTAATGTAACTCAAGATAAAGAACAGTCAATGCTGTATTCTGATTTTAAGAAACATAGAAAAAGAGCTTACACTATAGCAAATACTGCAAGGCTTTTAAATAGATCAAGAGTTCAATTTCAAAGGATTATTGCCAACGGTTTGATTCCTGCACCAATAGGTGATAGTATTGGTGGAGAAAGAGGTTTTCAGATTAATGCTTATTATTCTGAAGATCATGTTTTTGAAATTAGGGAAATTATGACAACTGTTCATGGTGGAAGACCAAGAAAAGATGGAAGAATTACCCCTAGAAATGTATTAACAGAGCAAGACTTGCGTTCCAAGATGGGAGATGCTATAATGCTTTATACGAAGACAAAAGATGGGCGTTTTATCCCAACTTGGCAAGAAGAGACATGGTAGGAGACCAGATATGTCAGAAACAACAAATGTTTCAGTAACACTTGGATATACACTAAATCTTGGAAATTTTCAGAGTCTTAGAATTGACTTAGGAATTACAGATTTTGTTCGTAATGGAGAAAATACAGACCAGGCACTTGACAGGGTGTATCAGTTTGTAGAAAATAAAGTAATTGAAAAAGTAGAAGAAGCTAAAAAAGAATTAGAGGACTAGTGGCGGATAAGAAAGATCGCTTTGCACTAATATCTAGATATAAGAAATTAATTAAAGAAAAAACAGAAAAAGATGAAAACATTAACATACATGCCCAACAATGGGCAGCAGATTCTTTAATTGAATCTTATGGAGTAGAAACCTGCTACGATCTAATTGAGTATTATGTTAGGGTATCTGCATCCCCAACTTGGAAATGGTTTGCAAATAATGCAGATAAGGTGTATGATTCTAAGAGAATAAAAGAAGAAGACGATGCAACAAGAGTGTTGCTAAGACAACAAGCAAGGGAATGGCTAAATAAGTAATGGTTGATTTAGAAGCAAAAGTGTTATCTGCTGTATTGAACGATAAGCAGATTCATGTTCTTTTTCAAGCAAATCCAGATAGCCTGTTTAGGACACACAAAGATGTTTGGGATTTTGTAAAGAATTATTATGAACAAAACTCTAATGTTCCAACACAATCATTGCTTGTAGAAAAGTTTAGAGACTTCCAACCAGTTGGAGAAATTGGATCAACAAAGCATCATCTAGAAGAGCTTAGAACTAAGTACCTTGAAGATAATTTAAGAAATGTACTAATGTCTAGTGCAAAACAATTAAATGATAATCAGCCAGTAGAAGCTTTAAACACAATAATATCTAAAACGTCTGAACTTAAAAGAATTAGTGCAGATGTAAGAGATATTGATGCAACAGATGTAGAAGATGCTGCTGCACACTTTATACACATTAAAGAATTAAGTGAAAAAGGAATTCATGGTGTTAGAACGAATCTTGCAGGTTTTGATAACTACCTACCTGGTGGTATTACTCCTGGTCAATTTGGTATTCTTCTTGCTTACCCTGCCATTGGTAAGTCTTGGCTCGCTATTTTTATGGCTGTACAAGCGTGGAAAGCTGGAAAAGTACCGCTAGTAGTATCTCTTGAAATGACAGAGAAAGAGGTTAGAAATCGTGTATATACGATTATGGCTGAGGGATTTTTCTCTCATCGTAAACTTAGTGCAGGTATGATTGATGTTGAAGGATTTGAAAACTGGGCTAAACAACATCTTAAAGATAAGCCACCATTTTATATTGTGTCTAATGACGGTCTTGGAGATGTCTCTCCTTCTGTTGTTAGAGGAAAGATTGACCAGTATTCTCCAGATGTAGTTTTTATTGACTATATTCAGCTTATGAACTCTAATCAGGGTAACGATAATGAAGTAGTAAAAATTAAAAATATTTCTAGAGAATTAAAAGTACTTGCAATTTCTTCTCAAGTTCCAGTTATTGCTATTGCTTCTGCAACACCAGATGATGCAACAGATATGAATAGCGTACCGTCTCTTGGTCAAGTTGCTTGGTCTAAGCAGTTGGCATATGATGCTGACTGGGTTCTTGCACTTGGTCGTGCTACTGGCAGCAGTATTTTGGAATGTATTTTTAGAAAGAATCGTCATGGATTTTGTGGAGAATTTATGATTGATATTGACTTTGATTCAGGTCGCTTTATTTATAAGGATTTTGAGAATAATAACTAATTCCATTGATATAATTAATGGTATGTACGCTCATAAGTCAATAAAAAGATTTAGCCTTGATGGTGAGATTTATGACGATGCTCATATAGTAAGACTAAAAGAGCAGTACACCTCTATGATTATTGCTGGAATGAGGTCTGATGGGTATGTTCCAAGATATGATATTGACACAGACTTTACAATTAGTTATAATGGTAAGACATTTAATTTTGAAATATCAATTTATGGCGTTTATGTAGGAAAGAGAACAGCAGAGTGTATAGAGGGAATAGACAAAAACAAGCCAGTGATGGCTTCTTCTACTCAGAAGATCAAGTCAGAAGAAGTCTGTTAGCTGCAGGAATTGATGTAGTATATGAAGTAGAGTCTGACTTCATAATCTTTTGTCCTTATCATAATAACTATAGATCTCCTGCTGCAGAAATATCAAAAGAAAGCGGATTGTTTTATTGCTTTGGATGTCAAGAATCTCATTCTTTAATTGAAGTAATTATGCATGTTACAAAGCGATCATATTTTGAATCCGCAAGAATGGTTGACTCTAAATCAGATAATCATAACTTTATGGAAGCCCTTGAAACAAAGCTTGATAAAAAACCAGAGTTCGTAGAGTTTGACATTAGTCTTATTAAAAAGTTAAATGATTCAGCACTAAACTCACAAAGAGCAGCTCAGTACTATCTTGGCAGGGGAATTACAAAAGAAAGTGTTGAAAAGTATCAGTTAGGATACTCAGAGAATCAGGATATGGTTACAATTCCAGTACACTCTCCTGATGGCATGTGCTTAGGATTTGTTGGCAGGTCTGTAGAGGGTAAAGAGTTTAAGAATACTCCAGGACTTCCAAAAGCAAAAACAATGTTTAACTTATTTAGAGCAAAAAGATTTGACAAGGTATTTGTAGTTGAGTCATCCTTTGATGCAATACGCCTAGAACAGGTAGGAGCACACGCTGTAGCCACTTTGGGAGCATCTGTGTCAGGTAAACAGAGGGAACTATTAAAACAGTATTTTAATAATGTAATAGTTTTAGGAGATAATGACGATGCAGGAAGAGAAATGGCAAAGAAGTTATCAAATATTCTTGGCTCAAGTGCAATAAACGCAAGTCTTCCAGAATCAGTAAAAGATGTATCAGAACTATCTGATGATGAATTAAAAAAGTTTGTGTCACAGTTTGACGATCTTATAGCAAATGTGTTACAATAGTTAAATCGTCCACATATAGGACAAATATTAGGAGAAATATTATGGCAATTGTAAAAGGGCTAAAAAATATCGAAGCAATGCTAGATAAGCCAAAGTTCGAAAATAATGGTCCACGAGTAACGTGGCTAAAGCTAGAAGACAATCAGAGTGTATCCGTTCGTTTTGTAAACGAACTTGATGGAGACTCCCCAAGCTATGACGAAAAGAATGGTCTTGCTATTGTTGTTTCTGAGCACACAAACCCAAAGGATTACAAGCGTAAGGCAGCATGTTCTGCTGAAAGCGAAGGTCGTTGCTTTGGTTGTGAAATGCACAGAAAGGATATGAAGGCTGGATGGAGATCTCGTCTACGCTTCTACATCAACGTATTGGTTGATGATGGTGCAAACGATCCGTACATTGCTGTATGGAGTATGGGTGTAGCAAAGTCTGCAACATTTGATACAATTCGTGAATATGTTCAAGAT